AGATGGGCGTGTTCACTCCGTCCCGGACCGTGGCTGCCTTTGCCCTCATCCCGAACAGGAGCATGGAGGCGAAGATGCCCATACCGATGCCGGTCACCATGAGCGCTATCTTCAGCTCGTTGATGATGTCTGTTCTTCTCATTGCTCTCCCTCCTGCAGTGCTCTCAGCTGCTCCCAGCCGTCATAAACGCCGTGCGCCCAGTTCCGGCAGTCCTCTTTGTTGTCGTACAGGTCGTACATGTGCACGGAGCCGTCGTACCCGCTCCCGCCCCGGTACCGCTTGCCGGTCTTCGACAGGATCACTCCGTAGGTGGTGGAGTCGTGCTCCATGTCGGGGTAGATGTTGGAGATATAGACCTGCTGGATCCGTTCGTTGTTATCGAGGATGTAGTACTCGCCCTCCGGAAGGTTCGGGTCTCTCCGGTTCGGAAGGTAGGTCTCGACCATCAGCCTTTCCCGCTCCGTCATAAGTCCCCTCCGTTCAGTCCTCGGATAACGTCTTTGATGAGCGCCCAGCAGCTGTCCATGTGGACGTTGATGGGGTTGCCGTGCCCGTTCTGGAAGACAGGAACGACCACCTCCCGCTCTCCGTCCTTGATGTAGTCCAGATAGAGCAGGTCATCGAACTGCCTCGTGGTTCTCAGCACCGCCGAAAGTGCTACACAGGTCATATGCTTGTCTTCGTTCATGCCTTGCTCCTCTCTGTCCAGAACTTGATGAAGCTCTCCGTGTGGATCCTCTGGATCTGTCCGTCGTTGATGTAGGCCGTTGCCGGTGCTACTTTCCCGAACTCCTCCGCCCTCCGGCGGATGGTCGAGTAGCTCACCCCCAGCAGCTCGGCCAGTCCTTTCTTCGTTTCGTACTCTTTCATGGTTCACCCCTTCTTCTTTTTGCTTGTTTGTCTCCGTTCTGTGCGAGCAGCATGTCTGTCAGTTCCAAACAGGTTGTTGATTTAGAGAACTTGCGCCACCCTTTCGTGAGTGTGGTTGATAGCAAAAACTCGCGGACAATGCAGTCCTTTAGAAAAACCTTTTCTTTTGGGTCTTTCCCTTGGTGGTCTGCAACAATGGCGATAGCCTTCTTCCCTGCCTTGGCGTAGTCTTCGACTGTCCTCTCGAGGTAAAGACGCTGTGCATATCTCAGATCCGCCCCATCGTGTTTGACCTCATAAAGCACATAAGCCTTGCCTTGGTACTCGATGACGCCATCAATGTCCGTTGGATGTATTCCGTTGTCGTAGTCCATTCCTTCAAACGACAGCACTTGATTAAACGCCTCCTCATTGAAAATCCTGTTTTCCTTCACAGCCTCGCCCCCCATCCGAACTGACCGAACACTCGGAGAAATGTTTCCGGCTGGTTTCCGTAGTAGAGAAACGCTTGCCCCTGCAAAGGTGTGCCGTGTTCTCCGTCACGCTTTCGGTACTTAATGCGCCCGGTTGTGAATAGAACCGCATCCGCCTCATCCGCCAGCCGTCGGAACCACCCTGTCTCCGTGGCGTTGTTCACAAGAACGATCGCCTGTTCGAACGTGCTGCTTGTGAGCTTTTCAGCGAACTGCTGAATGAGTGCGCTCGAATATGGAGGGTTCAGCCAGATGTTTCCGTACCAGTCCCGCTCCAAGCCGTTCATGGCTTCGTCGTAGTAGACCGCAGCCTTCACGGTTTCGTTGGCGAAGTCGTTTGATGCCGGGTCGAGGTCAATGCTCCCCATCACAAATCTGGCTGCTTCGATGTACTGCTCCGGCGTGTACCATTCATCGTCCTTGGAGTTGTTCACGACATGGGGCTTTTTGGCTTGTTGAATGGCTTTCAATGCCCCGGATGTTGTCGGCGCTTCATTCTGCTCGATGGCTCGCTCGATATACTCCTCCACGATTTCTGGTTCAGATGCCATACGCTCGTTCTCGGATGCTCGCTGCTTCGAGATGCCTAGTTCCTTTAGCTTCTCGGACTTGTTTTTGGTGTTGTCCGATGGTTGGACATCACCTAAATGTTGGTTCCCATGAAACTCCGTGTTCTTCTCTATCTCAGAAGTCCTGCGTCCTAGTTCCATCTGCCAGCGGATACGGAGAGCCGAATATTTCCGGATCTGGTCGTCGACCTCGTTGATGACGGTCTGGTCTGCCGTCGCTTTCTTGGCGGCTGCCAGCATCCTGATGCATCCGCCGATCTTGTCGACGCCCTCTTTGATCTCGTTTGTTGGCAATGCCGGAAGCTGTGACAACTCTGGTGTGATTAATTCGTTCATCTTCAGTTCCTTTACTTTCGCTCAAGTTACTGGGCAAAAAAAATTTCGACCGGATCTTTGATGTCCAGCCTGTCGACCATGATGTTGATCTCTTCCCGGGTGAAGTCGCCACCGCGTTTTAGCTTGCGATATAAGGTAACTTCGTTAATTCCGAGCATTTCCGCCAGTTCCTTTCGGGTGCAGCCCTTTCGGGCAAGGGCCGCCCTAAACTCAGCTACATTAAACATCTCGCGCCTCCTTTCATGAGTTTTGCTCAAGTCAATATTAGGCTATCCGTTGTCTGCTGTCAATACTTTTATGCAAGTTTTTCATTACTTTTAGGCACGTTTAGCTTGCGTAAATGTATCTAATTAGTTAATATTAAAGAACACACAAAGGAGGTGGAAACATGGGCGCGAACGAAGTGATCAGAAACAAACGCATTGAATTAGGGATGACCATGAAAGAATTGGCAGACAAGCTCGGCGTGAGTGAGGGCGCTGTATCACGTTGGGAGTCTGGCGACATCGTCAACATCCGCAGGGACAAGATCGAAAAACTGTCCAAGGTCTTGGATGTGCCGCCTGCCGTGCTCATGGGATGGGAAACGAAGGTTTCCACGAAAAAGGGCGAGGGATATTACCTTAACCCGGAGACCGCCCAGATCGCCCAGCGCATCTACGAGGACAAGGAGCTTCGTGCGCTGTTCGACGCAGCCGCCGACGCATCCCCGGAGGACCTTCAGACCATCCACACGATGCTGAAGGCACTGAAAGCGAAGGAGCGCTGAGAGTCCGTTCTTTGGGACACCCAGAGTGATACACTTCCGTTACAAAGGAGGTGAAGCACTTGTACATAAACCTTCAGCTGATGCACCTCGGACCGGTCAATGAGGTGGTCGTGGAGAACGAGGACGGAGGATACACCGTGTTCATTGATGACCAGTTATCCGACGAGGGGAAGAAAAAGGCCTACAGGCACGCCCTGCGGCACATTGAGGCGGACGATTTCAGCAAGCACGGAGACGTGGGGAAAATTGAGCGGGACGCTCACACAAAAGAACCCCGGCAGGGGTGAAGCGCCGGGGTCATGCAGTATGGCGGGATGGAAAGAGTACGATGAACCACCCGCCCTTCTATTTTACCACATAGGAGGTGAGGAATGTACACCGAACAGCTAAAGAACGGACGATACCGGCACCAGCTCGCCTTCGTGGAGGAGCGCACCGGCAAAAAGAAGAAGGTGTCCGTCACGACCGACAAGAACACCCAGAAGGCCAGACGCGAGGCCGAGGCCGCCCTGAACGAGAAGATCCGCGCGATCAATGCCGCGTTTGTGCCGGATGATGAGACCCTCCGGGAAGCCCTCGATGCGTATCTCATGGCGAACAAGTCACGCTGGAGACCAGGAACGCACCGCCGGAACACCTATGCAGCGAACGCCCTCTGCCGTCTCCTGGATCCAGACACCAAACTCCAGAAGCTCTCCGCGCGGTTCGTGATCGACCGCTTCTCCGCCTCCGATCGGAGCGGGACGACACTGAACGAACTGATCGCACGGCTGAAGGCCTTCCTCTCGTGGTGCTGGAAGACCCAGCGCCTCGATGATATCTCGTGGAAGGAACGCCTCGAACCGTTCCCCGAACCAACAGCAAAGGAGAAGAACAAAATGAAGTATCTTGAACGTGAAGAACTGACCAAGCTCCTCGACGGCCTTAATCTCCCGCTCCGGCGGATGATGATCTCTTTCATGGCGCTCTCCGGGCTCCGCGTGGGTGAATGCATCGCCCTCAGGAAGGAAGACGTCGACCTCTCCGAGCGGCTCATCCATGTCCGCAACACGATAGACCACCGCACCGGCGAGGTGCTGGAGGGCGCGAAGACTGCCGGGTCTGTCCGGGACGTGTACATCCAAGACGAACTTCTGACCCTCTGCAAAGAGATCCGGCAGTACATGGCGGAGATGGCGATGAAGTGCGGCTTCCGGACGGAGTTCTTCTTCTCCGATCTCTCCGGCAAGCCGGTAAACTATTACACGTTGGAGAAATATTTCCGAGAGAACACCGAGCGGATCATCGGCAGGCCGCTGACGCTGCATAGCCTCCGGCACACCCATGCCTCGCTTATGTTCGAGGGCGGGGCGAGCCTTGAGGCGGTCTCCCTGCGTCTGGGGCACGCGGACTCCAGAACCACCAAAGACATCTATGTCCACGTCACGGAGCGGCTGAAGTCGCGGTACAACGAGACATTTGACCGCATCAAAATCCTCTCGTAGTCCCCATTTAGTCCCCACGCGGGCAGATTTTGAGCAAAGAAAAAGCGCGGAACCCCTTATTTTTCAAGGGATTCCGCGTTTTGGTTCAATGCGGGCGGCGGGAGTTGGATTCGATATTCAGCGTTGCCCATGGTTGCTCAAATCCTCGGAAAATAAAGGGATTCCGCGGTTCCGTGTGTTCAGCGTTGCTCAGCGTTGTCCACGATTTAGTCCCCACAGAGTCCCCACGGCAACAAAAAAAGCCCCTCTTTCGAGGGGCGGAAGAACCGGGGCAAGGTTACTGCTATCTGAACGGAGGTAAGAGATCTGCTTTATGAATGAAGGCCCCGGTCGTTCTCTTATCTGATGTATGCGCCTGAGACCCAGCCGTCTCTCGGTGCGGTGATATGCAGCCAGCCGTTCCTGGTCTCCGTGTAGGTGACCTGCTGGCCCTTCTGCAGCGTGCCGATGACGGAGCCGTTCGGAGCGGTCCTCACGTTCAGCGCCCAGCAGTTGGTGACCGTCCCGGTCTTGGCTGCTCCGGGGATGTCAACGGCATAATAACCGCCGCCGGCGTTCGAGGTATAGGCATATCCCTTCGCGCTGCCGGGCCAGACTACCTTGAGCCAGCCGTTCTTTAAGACGCTGAGGATCTCGACCTTCTGGCCCCTCTTCACCTCGCCGATCTTGGCGCCCTTTGTGCTTGACGCGTCCCGGACGGCCATGTCTTCTTTCGCTGTGCCAGCGCCGATGCCCGTGCCGCAGTAGGTCTTGTTTCCGCCGTCTCCGAGTCTGGCATTGACCGCGCTCGCGATCTGGCCCATCCGTGCGTAGAGATAATCACCCGGGCAGCTCTTCGGGCTGTAGTCCCTGTGGACGGTCATGTTGCACCCGTTCCGGTGATTGACGCGGTCGGCCTTGCTGGTGGACCACACGAGCGCCTTGATGCCGTTTCTCCGGCAGATGTCCGCGCAGAGGTTAATGGTGGCCTCCAGCGCCTTGTCTGTGACCGCGTAGGGCGGTTTCGGATCTGACGCGACCTCGATGGTGACCGCTCTCATGTCATTCGCCTTGTTCGATGAGCACCACGCGCCCTTCTGTTCCTCGACATAGAGGCCGATGCGCCCGTCCGGTCCTACTCCGTAGTTCGAGGATGCGTTCGTGGCGTTCTGGAACCATCTGCCGCAGGACTCCGCTGAGAGCTGCCCCGCCATGCAGTGGATGGTGATGGTATCGATCGCGTGGTTCCGCTTGCCGTAGTTGTTCTTGCTTAAAATCGTGCAACTGACTAAAGAGCTGTTACTCATCTTCTTCCTCCTCCTTGTTGTCGGTGAGTTCTTCGATGGCGCTCTCGGGGATGTCATCCTTCTTCATCGTGTACCTCCAGATTTTTCGTGTACTGATATGTTGAGATCTTCAGCACCACGCCGAGGAACGTGTCCACGGCCACGATGGTGCCGACGATCTGCTCCGCGTAGGGCAGTCCCCAGATACCGGCTAAGGCCGCGTAGAGCGTGCCCGCCGCAGGGAGTACCACCTGCGCCAGGAATTTCAAGCGGTCGTATGTCGTGTTGCTCATTTCTCGCCTCCCCGGAACCACTCAGGCTCCGCGATGCCGGTGTCTTCTATCCACCGGTTGAAAATGCTTGTCATGTACCAGTTGCCCTTCAAGTCCGCGAAGTAGTGCTCTGACAGCGTCAGAATCTCCTGCTTCTCTTCCGGCCTCAGCAGAATAAGCAGAAGTAGCTGAGTTCTCAGACCATCACGCTCCAACTTATCCAGTCGCTTAGTGATGCCCTTCTTGTTGTCGTTCCTCGTGACGAAGAACTGGATTAATGTCGCCACGGCAGTCGAGCCGAGGATGGCGATGATGATTTGAAGCATGATTTTCCTTTCTTCTTTAAACACAACATTAACGCAGTTTGATCGACCGCAAAACCGGGAAACAATTCAGCGCAGAACCAGAAGTCTGATATAACCAAATTCCCATGTTTGTTGTACTCGTGACATTCATGATTTGCGTATGAAGCAAACGTGTTTGATCAGACGGTGTTGCGCCTATTTGCGGAACATTTCGTCCGGGAGTAAATGTTCCTGTTGCATAACCGAATCCAACTGCTCGAATGCCCACGGAATTAGTATTGAACGCGGCGCCGTATTCTACCAAATAAACACCGGGTTCAAATTGTTTCGTCATGCTGACCGTCCATGATCCAGACGGAACAGAATATGATCCCGCTACATTTTGATAATAATCAGTATTAATATCCGTCAAAGTTGTGTTAATGGACGAGATGTCGGTGGTATTCTGCGCGATGTCGGTGGTATTCTGCGCGATGTCCGTGGTGTTCTCTCCCACCTGGTCGAGGATGTCCTGTATCTCTGCTCCTGTCTGTCGAAATTGATAAGGCATGTTTTACCTCCCGTCATCTTTGAAAAGAGCCTCGAGGCGGTCAAGTCTCGCCCTCAGCTCGTCGATTTCTCTCTCTAATCTCTCCACCTTTGCCACGAGGACTTGTATGTAGTCGAGGGCCTTCGTTCCTTCTTCCTCCGTGACCATCTCGGGAGCTATTCCCTCGACGTCCTGAGCGATGTACCCGATGTGCTCCCGCTCGTCTCTGCCGTCCTTCCACCGGAACCGCACCGCCTTGACCTTCGACAGGTCGGGAATGCTCTCCGGGAGGATTTCCTTCAGCCGTCCGTCCGAGGTCTGGGTGACACTCACGCAGGTGATGGCTCCGTTCACTTCACCAAGCACCAGAGCATTGTTCACATACCGCCGTCTGGTCGCCGCTGTGTGCTGTGTGTAGGTCGTCCCGGCTGTGTTCCTCAGCGTGATGCCCTGTGATACGCTCTCGGTGTCGAGGTTCAGATAGCCGCCTGTGATGGCGACGCTCGCGGCGGTCACGTTTCCGTTCTCATCCACCACGAAGGTGCTTTCGCCGTTCTCAATGCGGATACCACGAAGGACTCCCGCCGTGATGAAGTTCGCCACGATCTCGCCGTTCATCGTTATCGCCAGACCGTAGGTGCCGTCATAGCCCGAGGACGAGAAGCCTAAACCTGCCTGATTAAACCTCCACACGCGAGTGGCTGTTTCTATGTCGTTGGTGTCCATCCAGAGGGTCTCATCCGGGAAGCCGTCTCCGTTGGAATCGTGTACGATGAAATAACCGCCCTCGTTTCCTGTGATGAGCGCGGTCGCGTTCGCAATGGCGCGGAGCATCGCGTTCGACACCGAGGTCTTCTGCTTCTCTTCCTCCTGCTGGAGGTTGTGGATGGTGTCCGTGATGTTTGTCCTGGCGTCTCCGATCTCGATGCTGCTGTATCTGTCATTTAAGACGTCCCAGACGGTCCTCACGCACTTCGCAGTGGTCTCCAGGCCCAAACGCTCAAAGACCACCGTCACCGTGTCGCAGAGTTCCACCTGCTCGTTCAGCTGTGCCCAGTCGAGGGTGATGGAGACTTTCGGGACTCCGATGTTGTTCGCCCGGATGTAGGTCTGGGCCCTTGCGGTCAGCTGTGCCGTCGTGGGCTGTTCTTCGAAGTCCTGCGACAGGTCAAGACAGAGGATGCGACGATAATCGAACGAGCCCTCGATGTTGATGATGTTCGCTCTGACGACCGTGCCTTCTTCGTCTGCCCAATACGGCAAGACTCCGGTCCAGACCTCCTCGCAGTTCTTCTCCTGCTCGAAGTCGATGAGGTTCTTGCCGTACCGGATGACCACGCCTCTGTTCTGGCCTCTGCTGGCCTTCAGCGTGGCTGTGTAGTTGTCGTAGTGCCACTCGCCGCCGTAGACGTCGATGAGGCTGCCTTCCTTGCCGCCGAACCAACTCCGCACCGAGGACGGCACGTCCACCTTGAAGTCCGCGATCGTGCCGATCTGGGTGCCGATGCTGAAGGGGTTCGAGACCTGGGCATTGCTCATCAGACCGGAACATGCAGCACCCGCAGAGGTCGCCGTAAAAGGCACCACAGGGATGCCGGACAGGTCATAAGTGATGTGTCTGGCGTTGATCGTCACCACGCCGTTGATTTCCGCAGAAATGAAATAGATCCGAAAAGCCTGCGGTCCGTCCGTGGCGTTTGGCTTCGCAAAGATGATTTTACGGAGCGCCAGTTCGTCGAAGTGCACCCCGTTCATGGGGTACTCCATGGTCAGCTCGTATTCGCCGTTTCGCTCCTCGGAGACCTCACAACTGAGGGTATTCGTCAGAGCGCCCAGACCGTTCGTGTCAAACGCACGCGCCGCCGTAGGGTCACCGCTCGCCAACAACTCGACCGAGTTCACATCCTGCAGAGGGATGGAGTTGACGTCTAAGAGGGCATCTGGTTCGGCTTCTGCCGTGTACAGATAAGGGATCATAGCGTCCACCAATTCGGCACCACGCTGATCGAGGTGATGCCGCCCGTAATTATAATAGTCTGCTCTCCGCCCGGAATGACCGGGAAGGAGCCGCTGACGAGGTTGTTGAGGTTCGTTGTGCCGGCATAGGCATCCATCTGCTCACAGTCGATGGTCATGCCGTCATAGATGCCCGCGATCGTGATCGTGTTTCCGCCGCACTCGATGGTCCCGTTTCCGCTCCCGCTCACCGTGATGACAGGCTTTGCCGTGAAGCGCGTGGGGTTCGTGATCGTGCCGGTCCCGCTCAAGGTCACCGCGCTCTCGCCGGTCTTTAGGAACCGTCTGGGGTCGCACTCAAAGGACACCGTGCATCTGCCGTTCTCATTTACCAGATTCTCGATGTCGGTCGCTTCTGACACATATGCCAGGCGATAGACCAGAGCGTCAAAGCTGTCCTCGAGCCTCTGATACCCTGACGGAGCATAGAGCCACTCCATCAGGGCAGAGGTCATCTGGTTGTAGTCGCCGCCGTATGCCACGAGGTCGTAGGTCCTCGGTACGTTCTCCCACGCGTCCTGTGCGACCACGATGTCCCCGTTCCTTCCGGGTACTTCGTAGCGGTCCACCTTCCGCGCGGGTCTGTTCGTCTCCGGTGCGTTCTCGATCAGGACATTCGTCACAGTAGAGACCGGGACGCCCGCCCAGGTTATCTCTCCATTCATGCGAACACCGCCTTATTCTTGTTAAGCTGCCGCTGGAGCTTGATGGCCACAGCGTCCGCCAGCTCGTTCACGTTCTGGCCCGGAGCGCCGTTGACGGTCATGTTCACCACCACCGGCTTGCCTCCGACCAGTTCTTTTAGTTTGTCCTCGCCGAGCAGGATCTCGGGCTGTCTGGCATCGCCGACACCGATGATCTGCGGCGCAGTGAATCTCGCGCCGTTCTCGGCTGCGTCTCTATACCAGCGGACACCCACCGACGGGACCCTTCTTGTCCGTGCGTCGAAGCTCCCGCTCATGGTGAAATGAGGGAGCGGGATGTAGGTGTTGAACCGGAACGAGGTCCCGGCCATCATCGCCTGCATCTGTCTCACGGACTGCATCACAGGATTGACGAAGGACTGACCCAACTGCTGACCTGCGGACTGGAACTGCCCCTGCATGGATCTCACCGAGGAGAGCGCCGCCATCATGCTCGTATTGACCGTCTGCGGCAGAGTTCTCATGCCGTTGGTCACCCCGGTGCTCACACCGTTCGCCAGTCTCTGGCCTGCGGACCGTGCGTTGCCCTCCTGTCCCGTGATCGCTCTCACGAAGTTGCTGACCACGTTTCCGGCCACCGTAGCGAGCCCCTGCAGGCCGCTCTGGACCACATCCACCGCGTCCACCATCTCCGACAGACTGGCCGCTGTTCTCTCGGCGTTTCTTGAGATGTCGTTCATCTGCGTGGCCACGCCGGTGACGCCTGCCCTCAACAGGAGCATCCCTGCCGCCGCCAGCGAGGCAGTCACGATCATGGCCGCCAGTGCCACGTCCGCGAGACCGATAGACGCCGCTGCCGCGACAAACGGCACAAACGCCACCAGAGCCGCCGCAGACAGTGCGAACAGTCCCGCCGTCATCGCTAAGGACGCGCCCAGAGCAGCGAGCATTTGGACATTAAGCCGAGCCAGACCAGCCGCCGCTGGTGCCGCGAACTGCGCGATCATCGGCAGCTGCCCGACAAAGGTCGACATCGCCAGCACGATCAGAGACACGCCCGCGGACACCATGAGCACAGCCGCTCCCAATGCCAACAGGCCGACCGCGCCGACCGTAGCCGCCGAACCGACTAACAGGATGACCACCGCCATCGCCGTGGCCGCGCCGACCATTCCGAAGAACACCGCAATGGCCGCAGGACCCGCCTCCGCGAGGGAGATGGCTGCGTTCGCCATCATGCTCATGCCTGCCGCCACCATTAAGACAGCCGCACCTAATGCCACGAGCATCAGAGCCGTGCCGGCCATGTTCGCGAACGAGGAACCAGCCGAAGCCGCACCGGACGCCGCCTGCCCCGCGTTGCTCGCGAAGTTCGAGAAGTGACTCCCGAGGGATGCGATACCGCCTCCGATGGTCTGGGCCGCGCCCATGAACTTCGACACCAGCAGGATCACCGGGCCGACCGCCGCAGCGATCAGGCCGATCTTGATGATGAGGTCCTGCATCTCCGGGCTCAGTCCGCGCCATTTTTCTGTTATCGTCTCAATGATGGGGATGACCGTGTCGATGGCCATGGAGATTGCCGGACCGAAGGCGTCAACCAACTCGTAGCCGAGCTCCTTCAGGTTGTTCAGGAGCGTGGTCATCTCGTCGATGGGGTCGAGCGTGCCCTCGAAAGTGGTCTGCACCGACCCGGAGAAATCTCCGAGGGTGTTCGAGAACTCCGTCAGGCTGATCGTGCCGTTCGCCACCGCGTTGCCGATGGCCGCTCCCGCTCTCGTGCCGAAGACGTCCATCATCAGCCCGGTGTCGTCCGAGTTCTCTGTCACCATCTGGAACACATCCGCGAGGTCCATGCCCTCGGAGGATGCGTAGTTGATGGCGCTTCTGAGGCCCGTCATGGCCTGTGTTGTGGTCAGACCCGACAGAGACATCTCCGCCATGAAAGAGGCCGCTTCCTCAGCGGACAGGCCCATGGCTGCGAACGTGCCGGCATTCGTCGCCAGAGCTTCAGACAGCTGACCCACGTCCTCGCCGGTCCGCTGCCCCACGACGTTGAGCATGTCGAGGATGTCCGTGGCGTCCGATGCTTCGAGGCCGAAGCCAGCGACCACACGGGACACATTATCCACGGAGCTCGCCACGTTCTGGTTGTTGATCCGTGCGAACCGCAGGAAGTCTCGGGACAGGCTGCCCAGCTCGTCACCGGTGAGTCCGAATCTCGTGTTGACCTCACCGACAGCCGCTCCGACGTCGCCCCACTCCACCGGCATCGAGGTCGCGATGTCCGTGGCGATGCCCTGCATCGATTCGAGCGCGTCCCCGGTCGCTCCGGTGCGGATCGCGACATCGTCTAAGGCCGCGTCAACGGACTGGAATCCCGCCACGCTCGCCGCAGCCGCCGCCATGATCGGAGCCGTGACCGTTGCCGTGAGGGTCTTTCCGACCTTGCCCAGGGATTCCTCAAGCGAGGAGAGCATCGAGGTGCCAATGGCCTGCCCTGCTTCCTCTCCTGCCGGTTCTGCCGCAGCACCCAGCTCCGAGGAGATGGCCTGCTGTGCGCCCTGCATGGACGGGATGATGGTTACATATGCTTTTGCGAGTTCGATATTTCCGTCTGCCATCATTTACCTCGCAATCTCTTCATGATCTCGTTCTTCACATCGGCGAGCGGGATTGACGCCGTGCCGATGTGGCGTTTTTCTTTCTTCTTCTGCCCGGGTCTCGGATAAGGCTCAGGCTTTTTCTGCTTCTTCTGGGTCGCCATCATGGCGAGCGTGCGGTTCATGACCGCCAGAAGGTCGTAGATGTCGGCGAGGATGCGGTTGGTGCCGTCGGTCGTCGCCCACTGTGCTCTTTCCGGGTCGAGGTCGTACGACAAGGCCGACCCCGGCTCCGTCTTAGAAATAAAATCGCCGAGGGCGTCCCATGTTAGGACACCCCCGACGTCGTCTAATGTGTATCCCCGTTTCATGAGGTCCACGTTGACCGCCTCGCGGTGCTCACTCACGAACTGCGCGAGGCCGATTATTTTCCCAGACCCTGCTCCTTCTCGTAGGCTCCGAAGATCTGAGCGTAGCCATAATCTCCGAGGTCTTCCTCTTCGAGGCCGGGAGCCATCCGCAGCAGGAACGCCTTCACCGCAGCGATGCGCTCCGCCACAGGGGTCTCGGGAGTGAGTGACATCACGTCACCGATCTGGTCGATCGACAGCGTGGTCAGAGCCGGGATCATATACTCGCCCTTCTCACCCTTGATGATGAAGGGTTCTGGTTTCTTGATAATGAATGCCATGTTTCTCCTCCTTCGTTTGCTCATCAGCCCGCCGCTCCGGCAGTCTTGATGAACTTCATGCCGCCGTCACCCATCGCGGTGACCTCGAAGGGCCACTCGATGGCATCGCCGGGAGCAAAGCTGACGTTATCGGACACGGAGATCTGTCCCTCGGAGCAGCCGAAGGCCAGAACATCGTCTCCGTCGACCATCACGAACAGGAACGCGGCAGCCGCCGGCAGATCGCTGGCGGACAGGTTCACCGTCGTGGTGTTGGTCGCGGTCGTCACTGCGCCCGCGCCGAACAGAGCCGCCAGGGCCTC